AATACTAAAAATGCTTGAAATGTTATTAGGAGCTAGTGGCGGCATCTTTGGTATTGTGGGCGCATTAGTTAAACACGGGCTCGAAGTTTATCAAGAGAAACAGCAAGCGGATAAAGACCTTGCTATCCTACGTGAAAAAAATTCACACGATTTAGCAATGATGGATAAACAAACAAGTCAAATGGAAATGGAAGCAAAAAATGGGGTCCGTGTTGCTGAAATTACAGCTAACGCCTCGATTGAGTCTTCTGCTTATTCCGCTTTAGCTTCTTCTTACGAATCGGATAAGGCAACTTATTCAAATGACCCGAATAATAAGTGGTTAGTTGGTGTTGATGTTTTCCGAGGTTCCATTCGTCCGGGCCTTGCTTTATATTTTGCAATGTTTTTATCAGTAATGCTATTCTTAATTTGGTGGCAATTGCCACCGCAAATTTATAAAGACGTTTCATTCTTAACTCCTACATTTTTTAAACTTGTTGACGCTTTAATATTTTTAGCAACATCGTCTATTGGTTGGTACTTTGCCGCTAGACCAAGTACCAAGCAAAAAGACTAAAAACAATCTACTTGTTTTCCACTAATTACTTCTGTTTGATTTTTATTCAAACTTAAATGCGTTTCAATACAAGCCTTAGATTCAATTTTTAAGGCTTGTTCTTTTTGTTGTTGCTCTTTTATTTCCTGCTCTTTATCTTTCTCACCTAAGTATTGCCCTACAAGAAAAACAATAACAAATAATGCAAGAGTTAATAAATCTAACTTCCATAAATCTTTATTTTCCATGGTAAACCTCCTTGTTGTTAAGTATGAATAATTATCACATATTTTAACTAATTTTCAACTTGTTTACTGATGGCAGCAATATCTTCTAGAATACTATATGACTCGTTTATATACCAGTCGTAATTAACATCGTTTGGAAAAGAAGCTGGTAAATCTGGAATAGGTTTAGCTCCTTCCGACTTTGGTACAGTATTGCCACTGGCTGCTACCACAATAACACCATCCACCCCATTAGCATAATACCACCTCACTGTGGAACCTAAGTAAAAGCCATCCTTAACAGCACCAGTACGAACTTTACGGAGAGTTACAAACTTTCTAATATCTTTACAATTAAGAATTGTGGACGAAATAGGCGTTCCGTTTAATAAGTATTCAATAACAGCATCGTTGCAAATTTCATTTTGTGGTGTTTTTCTTAAATCAGCTTCACCATACGCTCCCTTAAGCTTAACTCTATCGCGGGATGATGTTTTCTTTGTATCTTTAACTGCAATATAATTATTTACATCCCTTGAGTATAATGCTAAATAACGAGCTTCTTCTGTTTGGAATCCTGTATCTTTTTCCCAGCGGCTAAGTATGTTATCAAACACCTGTTTTAATTGTGTTGGAACTTTTGTAACAATACCGTCTGTATTTGCACTAATAACTTCAAAGCCAGATAAATATAAACGTTCAATTAACATCAATAAGGAAAGCTGACCAGTTATTGTTGTTTGAATAACAAGGCTTGGTTCATAAAGTAGCGAATACTTATTCCCTGTTTTACCAAAAGAACCATTCACCGTAATTTTCAAAGTGTCGGCTGTTAGTTTGTCACCAGCTTCTTTAGCGGACAAACGTCTATTAACAATACTTTCATAAACCTGAAGAAAAATTGGGCCTAAGTGTTTTGGGTATAGCCTTAGATTTAAAATAATTCTTGGGTAGTACGATGCAACGTCCCTATCAATAATCATTGTATTTTCATCCGCTTTATAAGAAACAGTTTTTTCTGAACTATGCAGACCACCAATCCCCATTCTATAAATACCGCCTCCAATTGGTATTTCTAAATCTGATAAAATATCGGGCATTGATATCCTGCCACTAAAACCAACAATGAACACCGCGCTTCGCACTGCCTGGAGAACCCATTGCATATTGGCTGTTTCAAAATTTATATAATCCGGAATACTATATAAATGGGCTGTACCAACAATTTCATCAATATTATCGGGTCTTTTTGGAAAAACACCAGTTGTTGTATATATCTCTTTTGCAATAATAGATTCTGCAATTTGTGCATCTGATTTAGAACGTAAATCTACACCGTATCGAATACCAATTTGTTCACGTAATTCAATAGACTCTAATAGCTCTTTATAAAGAAGAACTGTATTTTCAAGGTCGTTTAAACAATACCAACGGACGACTTCCCTTTGTGGATAAGTAAGGTTTGTCTCAGGATTATATGGAAGGTCTTGTACCCTGCGGCAATGCAAGCGACCTGAATAAACTTTTAAAGATGCTTCTAATGGGGCAACTTCAATTAAGTCAATATGGTCGATTTCTTTTAAATGCTTACACTTAAACTTCTTAAGTAAATCATAGGGACGTATAGGTGCGCCTTCCCCTGCTCCTGTAATTAAAAGGTTTGTTGCATATTTGAGGGTATCCACAGGGTGATAGTTTAGAGCGAGCGTTAAAACTGGAATATCGTAGTTGATACCGTTGAACGAAACAATTGTAAAATTAGATATAACCCATTTTATTTTGTTTACTTCTTTTTCAGATAAATTACCTAAACCAGTTTCTAAATGACAATCTATAAAGAATATTTTTCCGCTATCCGCCCCTTTAAAAGCAATGCAAAAATACTCGCTATATGACTCAATATCAAATATGAGCTTTTCTTTATTATTTTTATAAGACTCTGATATTAAATCTTGGTCTGAATACATTGATATATTAAAAGCTCTTGCTTCTTCAATATATGGTAAATAATCAGGGTTTTCCCAAACACGAGTAGGAGGGGTTTTCTTTATTTTTTCTTTTTTAACTTTAATGACAGGTTCATCCTGCCAAAACATACCAAGAGCATCATTCCTCATTTTCTAAGCCCAATAATTGCCCCGCGGATATTATCCCCATAAAATAAACAAGGGCTTGGCCAAGCAGTAAAATCAATTGTATCTGCAACTTCAAGAACTGTTAATAAATGTTGACGGTTAAAAGAACCATCGTTTACTATATCTTCGATAAAATATTCTGCCCCACCATCGTCAGTTTCTGATGTTGATATTCGACCTTCTTTAAATAGGTTTACTCTATCAAACGTATCTGTAAATGGTTTTAAATCCTCAAGACATTGCACTAATAATTTTGGAAACTTAGACTGGATTGATTCTTTATTTAACACGTTAGCAAGGTCTGGCCATTCTGTACTATACGTTTGACTGCATAGCCAACGATTACCACTAAAATGAAATGTGATTCTATTTTCACTTACTTGCAAATATTCGGGCTCTTCGTTAATTCGGATAAGCTCGCTAATAGCTGCTTTCGGGACGTTGACTGTAATTGGAAAATCAAAACCAAGCCATGACTCTACAAGAGCAATATTATTTGTCGCATACGCAGACTGCCCTTTAAATAATATACCACGAGACCAAGCCCGTGAAGCGTCCTCTGATATAAATGGTGAAATACTTTTAATCGCTTGCAATAGTTTTCCATTTAATGCTACTTTTTCACCTTCGGGTGTAATTTCTGGATAGTTTTCTGGCGGTAAGCAATCAACCAGTGCTTTAAAGTTCCCTGACTTAATACTAAGTTTTCCTTTAGCTGTTACATGAAGTGCAATAACATCTTCGCACGTTTGAATAGCTTTCATAAACTGCTCGGCTTTAGGTGTAATGTCTAAATCCATGTCAATTGGGCCACATAGGCCAATTGTTCCATTAAACCCCTTGATTGTTTTATTAGCAATTCTAAAATGGGTTAAGCCTTGAACAATTTCTTTTTTGCCAACTGCCCCAGCAACAAACTTTAAGTCTTTAAGCATTAAAATAACTCCTGAACATAAGCTTTGAATATTTTACTTTGTTTAGCGTTCACTATTGCATTTATCATACCATATGACCAAAGATTATAAGCAGCACGAGACTCATATATTGTGGATAACCGTTCGTAGGTAAAACCCTGCTCTTCTAGCATTTTAAAAAGAGCGTCCTGCTCAATAGCACTTAATGTCGTAGCGTGTTGGTTTTGGACGTGCCTAGATGGCGACTTGCTTGAAACAGAAATTGGGCCATACTTTGGAGTAACAATACTACCAAACGCAGCGGACTGAATCCATGAAGACGAGTCCACACTATACCACGGATACCGTTGCATAACAGGAATAGCAGTAATACCAAAAGCATGAACCTTAAGTCTTGGTTTCCCGCTTGAATCTGTTAAATACTCGTCCCATAGTTTATCTAACCAACGAATAAGGACATCGCTAGACTTTCCAACCATACCACCAAGAGTGATATAATCGTAATTTTTTACATAGTATTCTAAATAACGGTTATCCTCGCCATAATGGAAGCACGGCAATGGTCTAACACCTAGCTCTTGCATTGACATTTGATTTCTATATGTTTGTAATGGGTCGCCAATTCCATCCAAAACAGAAGCCATAACAGCACCATCTTCAACTCGGATTATATCTCCGTTTCGTTTAATATAATCGCAATATGTTGGTAAATCAATTTCTACACCTAAAGTGAATGCTGAGAATGCGCCAGAGTCAAGAAATACTTTTGCGTTATCCGCCCTCATTTCGTCAACATATTTTTGTTTGTCAACATAATGGTATGACTCTAAAATGTTAGGTAAATTCCGGACAAGGGATTGCTCATGCTCTGTTAGCTTTAAATACCGATTTTGCCCGGGCTTATACCCGTTACCATAAACAGCGGCAACAAATAGATTCATTTTAGTTACGGCAAGCTGCTAAAAACTCAGCCCGTGTTTCTGGTTTTGTTTTCATTGCTCCGCGCAATGCTGTAGTAATTGTTTCACTACTTTGATTACCAACACCACGGGATTCAATACACATATGACGCGCTGTTAAGTAAACACCAACACCAATCGGGTTCAAGTGTTCCCACATTGCATTCGCTATTTGGTTTGTTAAACGCTCTTGGACTTGTAACCGTCTTGAAAAGACTTCTACAATTCTATCCATTTTAGATAAGCCCAATACTTTTTTATCAGGAATATAAGCAACGGTCACAAAACCAAAAATAGGAGCAATATGATGCTCGCAATGGCTATAGACAGGGATATTTCTACGAATAACCATTTCATCCGAGTCCTCAGCTCCATCTTCGAAACTTTTAAAAATGGATTTGATATCGCTGTCTGAATACTTATATCCACTAAACCACTCACCGAGTGCTTTTTGGTATCTTTTAGGAGTTTCCAGCAAACCTTGACGATTTGGATTTTCTCCAATATATTGAAATACCCGTACAACATTATCAGTAAAGCTTTCGTCCGAGTTTTCATGTGAAACCTCCCAAGGAAATACAAACCAGCCATTTCGATACTCGTTTTTAAGGGTAATATCTCCCTTTTCAATTAAAGTAAAGAATGGTTTTTGTGGATATAAATCGCAGTAATGCTGCATTGTTTTTCCGCTGTCTAAAATATCATCAATGAAAAAATCAGCTTCGCTTGGATTTTCGGTAATCTTAAAGTCAATATATTTACGGATAGCATACATTGCGGGAATACCACCGCGAGGAATAGCATACGCTTTTAGATTTGAAATAAGACTTTTATTTGATTCATAAATACTATAAATCTGGCCAGCAGTACGTTCTGCTAAGGATTGTAAAATATCATTTGTAATAATTGTTTTATTTGTCATTGTCTTAAACCTTAAATGAAGCGTGGCATTTAGCAGTTTCTTCAATAACTACTTTTTGCAAAGTAACACCAGTGCCAAGTAGTTGCTGAGGGCCAATTACTTGAACTAAATATTGGCACATATTTTCAGCAGTCGGGTTGAATGGTACAAACACAATAGACTCGGAAAATATTAACTGTTCCGCTGGTTCTAGAAAAGCGGTTTCTTTAAGGCCTTTAATAAGACTATCGTTTTCCCATGCTAGGAACTTGTGATCCCAATTATTCTCGACCCACATACATAACTTTTCTTTAATAACAGAAAAATCAATAACACGCCCTAAGCTGTCTAACTCGCCAACACATTCAAAATGAATACGGTAATTATGCCCATGCAAATGGCGACATTTATTTTCATGCCCAACTACACGATGTCCACAACTAATATCGTGGTATCTCATTGCTTTTGTTCCGCTCATAAAGTCACCTCTTTTCCGTTTATAATAAATGTTGATGGGAGTAAATGGTTACAGCGTGAAAACGCCTTTATATAACCCATAATTTCAGATTGGACTGCTGAGGAATATGGGATTATACTTTTTGGTTTTGTCTTTGGTGTACCACGGATAGCCATAACTAATCCTTTCCTATTAAATACTCAACCGTATAGTTTGCTGATTTTGGTAATTCCATTAAGCCGTTGCGAACTGCTCGCATAACCAATGGATCTGGAAAACCAGCTTCAAGGAAGCCTTGCGCTCGTAATACATTTGCATGGTTATTATCGCTTGGAGGGTACTTCCCGTCGTAGCTAGTATGCGTGTAAGCTAATGCTTCCCAGCAGCCTGGAAATGTGCGAGCTAGGCGTACTGTTTCCGCTTTAGACATATACATTAACGGTGTTAGTATTCTAACAACACCTGTTCCACGATGGTCGTGGCCAAGTGCAGTATTGATATAATCTTCTGCTTTTGTAATAAATATGTCACGGCAATCGTCGTAATTAGCATTATCCATTTGGCAAACACCAGTAACGATATTCTTAATACCTTTTGCTTCCGCTCTATTGGCTGCAATTGTTAAAAATAGTGCGTTACGCATTGGGACAAATGTTAATTCACGGCGATTCCCAATTGTGGAATCCATTTGCTCAAAGTTATCGTATTTTTCTAATTCAATGCCTGGATTAGTTAATGGGGACATTGAAATTAAGCATTCCGGAACTTTAATAATTTCATGGTTATTAACACCTGCTATTTCTGCAACTTGGACGGCTGCTTTTATTTCAATTGCGTGTTTTTGCCCATAGTCGAAAGTAATTGCATGAACCTCTTTAAATGTTTCTTTAGCCCAGAAAAGGCAAGTTGTTGAATCTTGCCCACCAGACAAAACAACAATAACAGACTCTTGTTTCAATCGTGCTATATTCATTATTCTACTCCTATTAGTTTATGAACTTGGATACATAAGATATAATTATGCCGCATAACAGAACGTTTAGCAACGTCTAGGTTGAGGTTATTTTGATGCACACTTTTGCTATCTTCAGGTTGAATATAAACAAGGGATCCTTGCGGTGCTTTAAATACGGAACCACTGTTCGGATGACCAAGTGCAACTAAAGGCAACCCATCTATATCCACACTATCGCTGTTCACAACATATTTGTAAGCATAAATATGTTCTTTTAATTTTTTGTTAATTTCGCCTGTTTTTGGACTGCAAATAATATAAACATTTCTATTCAGTTCTTGGAACAATGTCCCATTTGTTTCAATTTGGACAAGATACCCGCTAGATATTAAAATATCAGTTAATGGTACTAAATTTTGTCTAAACGGCTCACCTCCAGTAATAACAATGAGTCTTCGTTTTGTTATATCAGCTGGTAGGTCTTTATGCAGTTGATGTATTTTATCAAGAATAGCAGACACGGGCATTAAAGAACGTTTTGTATATTCTGTATCACAATCAGGACATTGTAAATTGCAACCAGCTAAACGAATAAAGACAGCTGGCATACCAGAAAATATACCTTCCCCCTGAATTGTGTAAAAAATAGAATTTACTTGTAATGCACCGCTTACGGAAATGTCGCGGTTTTCGGGAAATTGATTATTCATAATTAAATCCTTGGTTTAGAACTTTTATTATACCAACCATTGCATTAAACGGCCAGTAATATTGTATGAAATAAAAAGCCCCAATTAAGGGGCTGCCAATATGGGTAAGGGCTTGGTAGCAAAGGCTTTTACACTATTATCCGACTTACGTCCAGCTTCAAGGAACCCTTATTTATTACTCAGCCGCTGCCGCTTCTTTTACTGCCTTAGCTTTTTTAGGCTCTTTAACTGGTTTTTCTTTAACCACTTTATTTGGGTTAGGGATTGTGCCAGTTACACCATGGAATTTACGCCAGCGAGCATATTGTGTCGCAGTTGTTGCAGGGTTTACGCCAACTTCAGCAGATGCAGTCAATACTTCTTCGCGTGATGGAACACGTTGTAGCGATGCTGATAAATTGTCGCAAACTAACCAAACCTTACCAGTTTCGCTATCTGCTTTAGGGCGTGAAATGCCATTTTGTTCAACTTTTTCAACCTTAGCTGACTCTTTTGCTGCCATCTTAGCTGCTTTTTCGGCTTCTTTATCCGCTTTCTTTTTAGCTGCTGCCGCTTCTTTTACTGCCTTAGCTGCTTCTTTATCTTCTTTACTTGGTTTTTGTACTTCTGCCATGATAATCTCCTTGACTTGGTTTACATTAAATTAAAAATTTGAAACGAAATATCAGTGTAACTCACTATTTATTATCTGTCAATACGTTTTTAGCTTTCCATTTACTAAATTGAACACTAAACGTTGACGCGCTTTGACCTTCCTGAGTGACAAACTCGTTAAACGCTTTATTGCGTAACTCTTTAAGGTCAATGCCCTCTACATTATATTTATCTAAAATTTCCCACACAAGGGCTGTTGTTGAACCAGTACGCGGTCTATCTACTTCTTGTTTTGGTGTGCTTGGATCTTTTGGTTGTCTTGGTTCTCTTGGTTCACGTTTTTGTTTTGGTTCTTTTGGTGGTTTAACTGTTTCAACCGAACCAATAGTACCAGTAAATCCATAACCTGTTAGTGTTGCTTCTAAAGCACCAATATTGACATCGGTTAATTGCATTTTTTCAGCTTCAGTAATGCACATTTTAACAAGTGTTGCATAATCATCGCTTGGGACTAAACTAAATGTATTCCAGAAAATATATTGTAACATCTTCAAATCAAACTTACTAAAGCCACGCCCCTCTAATGGCGGTGCAGAACAGTGTTGGCCTGGATGCTCGCACATATAAACCTGCCCAAGCAACGTTGCTTCGTTTAATGGAGCAACATATAGAATTTTTGATTCTTCAATATTAGTGTCACGTACTACCATGTATAATTGTTTTGCCATTTTTATCTCCTTGCTTAATTGATGTTCCCATTATCTACTATCTAATTTTAATGTCAAATATTTAATTGAATACTAGAAAGGTAAACCCGCTTCCCAATTTTCAACACCACAAGAAAACATTAAAGTTTCTATAGGAGGCCTTGATTTAAACTTTTGACAAATTTCTGTTTTTAATTCAAAGTTTGTGCAATTCATACAACATGGAAAAGAGTCATTATAGACTAAGCATTTGTGGAGAGCAATCCCCGCTTGTTTACGAAGTTTCATTTCTATAGTTACATCATTATTGGTACTCATGGTTTAATATCTCCGGATGTTCTTTATTTAACCAAACTCGAATTCTTTTTGGTTTTCTTAAAATGTCAATGTTCAATATTGCTTCGTCCACTGTATTTGGTGTCCAATTGTCGTTGGCAGCATACCTCCACCAATCACGCGCTTTCTTAGATGGAAATCCACTATGCTCAATGCAAACAAACTCTGTAAATAACCTAAGTCCGCAACTATACGTTACTTTTAAACTCGGTATCTCTGTATTTTTAGATATATGTTTTTTATAAACAACCCTATCTACAGAAAATACATCGCTTACTGTCATATCGCTAGACGCTGCAATTAACTCGTTTGTCGATGCGGTTGCTTTGACTTTATAAAACCTTGGAAACTCTGTACCACATTGCTCGCAAAAACGAACTCCGGCTGGGTTATAGCACATACAAGCATCGCATATTTTAACAGGAGCGTCCCCTTTACCCTTGCTTCTTGGTTGAGGAATTACAGGGTCGTTAATAGGGCCAAGTCTTCTAGTATTCCCTGCAAAATCTAAAACTAGACAATTTTGTTTTTGGCTTGTTGCAATAGATGCAAGGCGTTCTTCTTTTGTTGTTAATGGATAACCAACCTCATAGCAAGGCCTTGTTCCGCGCCCTAGCATTTGCACCCAAAGAGAAGCTGACATAGTTAGTCTAAGCATTGCGATAAGGTCTATTTGTGGGCAATCAAAACCCGTAGTTAAAATACCATTGTTCACCATTGCTGTATATTTACCTGCTTTAAAATCTGCAATATTATTATCGCGTTCTTTTTCTGGCATTTTTGAATGAACGTATGTAACAGATATATCCATCCCTTGCAACATTTCATAAATATGAATAGCATGGTCAACTCCTGTTGAAAATACTAACCAACTTCTTCTATTTTGAGCAGTTGCATATTGAACAAGCTCGGCGCAAGCTTGGTATGTAATCTCGTTTTTATCAATAGCTTCTTGGGCATCCTTATCCACAAATTCGCCACCCCGTATTTTAATCTTAGAGGTATCTACTTCAAGCATTGGTTTTTTAGGAATAAGTGGAACTAAATAACCCTCTTGAATAAACCAATTAAAAGAGTCTTTCTTACTCATATCTACAGCAACATCTGTAAAAATATGCCCTTCGTTTGTCAGTTTGCCATGCCCCTGCCTATAGTCTGTTGCGGTAAGACCAATTACTTTAAGATAAGGATTGATTTTCTTTAAATCGTTAATTAGTTTCACATACATTGTTTCTTCTCTTGGTGAAACTAAATGCGCTTCATCAATTAAAAGAATATCAACATACCCAAATAATTTCAAATCTTCTTTAACAACAGAAGCAACTCCACCAAATGTAATTGGGTTAAATGTGTCCCTTTGATGTAACCCTGCTGAATAAATGCCAACGGGGGCAGTTGGCCAAATAGCTAACAGTTTTTCATAATTCTGCTGAATTAACTCTTTAACATGGGTTAATAGCATTATTTTTGTATTCGGATAATTATGCAATGCTTCTTTACAAAAGCCTGCAATCACTAAGCTTTTACCCGTGCCAGTTGGCATAACAACTAAAGGGTTTCCGGAGTAACTTATAAAGTAATCAAAAATAGACTTTACAGCGTATTCTTGGTAATCACGGAGCTTCATATCGACTGTTTAATTTCTTGATTTAGTTTATATTGTGGGCAGCCATTTAATTGCTGTTCTGGTGTTAAAAATTCGGAATTCTTAGTACAAAACCAAGAGCCACCACCGCTAATATGAACAGTTGAAAAAGCACACGTTCTACAGTTAGTGGCAGGAACATCTTTACCATGGCAAATAGGTTTATAATCACAGAACGCGCATTCGTACCATGATGGGTTATTACTAATTTTTTCAGGTACTTTTTGTTCAAGAATAATAAATTTAGCTCTATCCAAATATCTGTCACCAATTTCAATTTCAACATTTATAATTTCCCCATATATGTCGTCATTATTTTTATTTACAGCTAGATAAAGTGCATAATTTAATTTCATCTTTCTCATATAAATTTGCATTTGAACATAGTGTTCTGGTTTAGCTATTTTAACACCTGCTTTAACTAGATTAGAGAAAGACTTATCACTATGCGTTTTAAATTCTGTTAAACATGGTTCATTTGGTATATCTGGTATATTTAAAGCAACACCATCTAGTGACCCACCGAAATGACCAAAGACATCGCTAATGCGCCATTGTTTATTGTTTTGATCAAATTGCCAAACTTGGCACCCAATAGCCAAAAGCATCGCTACAAATCTAGGTTCTTCTAGATGGCCACGATTAAATAAGCGAACCATTCTCCCCTCGTGACGGACAAGCCTTGCCCATCTAAAAGAGTACCATAACTCGCGACTACATTTACGTCCAATAAGAGACGCCCCTAAATGTTTTCTAAAAGGTGTTTCATCTGTACTATAGGCGTCACCTGCATGGGGCATTAGTTTTTCTAAAAAACCACGGAAAGAAGCGCCTTGGTCTTTAATTAAAATATCGTTTATTTTTTGTAAAGTTTTAGTCGCGAGTTGTACCATTTTTATTTACCAGTCGAACCTAGACCGTTTTCACCGCGTGAAGTTTCGTTAAGCTCTTCTACTTCAGTAAATATAACTTGTGAAACTGGTAAGACCAAGCCTTGCGCTACACGTTCACCGCGACTTGGTTGAATTACTGAAACAGAATTATCTTTAACCAACTTAACAAAAAGTTCACCACGATAATCTGAATCAACAATACCAACGCAATTTGCTAGACGGACATTTTCTTTAAAACCATGACCGCTGCGGCTAAATACCAACATCACATGATCTTTTGGAATTTCAAAGCTTAAGCCTGTTGAGTAGGTAATTGAATTTTCGTTTGGGTTATCTTTAAGGATTTCCAAAGCGGTAATATCAAAACAAGCAGAACCATCTGTTGCATATTGTGGAGTCACTGCATCTTGTTTTAACTTTTTAAGTTTAACTGTTAATCCCTCCTGTTTATCCACAGTAACACTCGGTAGATTTTCTGTAGATATAGTGACAGTCTTAACTTCTGTAATTTTTTGTTCTTCGCTCTTATCTTGAGCTGGAACAACATTAGTTTCTGGTTCTTTTACTTCTGGTTTTTGCCAAGGTTGCTTTGGTGTTTCTGTTTTTGTTGACATATTATTTCTCCTAAAGTTAAATAGAATGGGGAATTTCTTCCCCATAATTAAGACAAAGTATTACTACTTATTTTTGCCAAGGTGGTGGTGCTGCCGTTGTTTGAGCAGTTGGTTGTGGCAAACTAGCCCCTGCTGGCGGGGCTGCTCCTACTGCTGCCCATGGAGGGTTAGCACTTGGGGCAGCGTTAGCAATTACAGGCGGAGCTGGTGGGGCTGGCGGTGCTACTGGGGCCGTTGCTACACTATAACGAGTTGCCATATCTGCTTCTGTAAGAACCTCTTGACCTTTCCAGTAATAGCCTGGAGCAGATGGGTGAGGTTGCCAACCATCCTGAACAGCTAATTGGGTTGGTGAAACTTGAGGAACCGCTGGGGCTGCTACTTGTGGAGGAGTAGGGGCTACTGGTGGCGCGAATTGTGCTGGAGCCGCTTGCTGAACTTGTGGAGCAGCTTGAGTCGCCCATGCTGGTGTTGCTGCCGCAGAAGCAGGAGCGCCAGCAGTTGGAACTGTACCATCAATTGATTTATAACCAATTGCATTATTTCGCGCTGGGTGAACTTTACCATCTGTGCCTGTACCTTCTGGTTCAACACCTACTTTAAGCTGAAACGGAATACCATGTAGTGATTGCGTATCGTTAATTTGGAAAACACCAGTTGCATGGCAGATCGCCGATAAAGTACGCTGCGCTATTTCTTGAGCAGACGCATTTTTATTTTCAAAATTGATATTTTCGAAAACTTTACGCTTTGCAAATGCACCGTCAATAACTGTGTACTCCATTGCAATAAAGCGACCGTCTTTTTTTGATGTCTGTTTAATTTCAGACCCTGTAATCATTACATTATACCAATCAGGTGGGAATGCCCCCATTTCCTGAATTGGTTCAACGCTTGTTGCATCAAAGTTAATTCCTAAATTTGCCATTTGAATCTCCTATTAAAAGAAAAGGTACTACGATAAAATCTTACTAAAAATATGTGATAGATTTGGTGGTTCCATTTTGTCAAGCTTCCCGCTTCTATCTTTTGCTTGATACTGTAAATCTGGTGCTGTTTGAAGAAAACGGTATGTTTCATCAGGTTTGCCTGGAATAGAGCCAATACCAAGTCTAAAAACTTCATCAAACAAATAAGGCAACTGCTGACCAACTTTGCTTCCAGGCATCATTGGCCCCTGCAAGACAATACCAGTTAATTCGTCCTTACTTGCTTCTTGCTTTGCTGTCATAACAACGTGTTTTCCACTAATATCGCGGTACGCCTTAATTAAAGGTATCATATCGTCCATTAGTTTGCCGTATGCTTGCCGTGGGTCTTTAGATAATTCTTTAGCATTAGCTAAAACTGTTTCACCAATTTCTGTAATAGAATCGATGTAAATTGTAGCAAACTGTTTAGCTTCTGCTGCTGAAGTTATCCATTGGTAAATATCAGTTAAATCTTTAACTGTCTTGACTTTTACCATTGGTAAATCGAAACCAGCAAGAGATAATACGCCAGACTCGGCTGAAATAATTATCGGGGATGGTGCTGTTGTTGCTAGAACTGTTTTACCATAACCCGAATTACCATAAATTAAAGATTTAATCCCGTGCATTTGTGCTTCATGTCGTGTATTTAGTATTTGTACCATAATTACTCCAAACCTGTTATGCTAACTTCTTTTTCTTGCATAAACACAATTATACTAACTACCCAAAGTAAAACAATTACAGTCCAGAACACACCCATGCCAAAAGAACCGACATTAAGTTTGTCCAATAATAGCCAGAAAACAATTGTGGATACTAATGGGAACTTCGTTGGAATTTGGCTCCGCTTTACAACGAATTTTTCTTTTTTCATAATGCACCTATTTCATTAGTTCGCGGTAAAGAGCAATAATGCCTGGAATTTGTGGTTCAAGAAGTTGCGTAATTGCTTGAGCATATTTTTGTGCTTCAACCTGAGCATGACCATGATCTCGTAATACTAAAAATCCTAGCATATTACGAAGGTCTTGTTTCCACAACCAGTGAGTATAATGGTTAAGGTGTAAATGAAGTCTTGCGTGTTCAGGGGCTACACCAAGTTCTATTGACCTTAGATACTTTTTATAACCAATTCGGCAACTATCATTAAGCTCCATTTTAAACCAATCTTGAACATTTTGGTCTAACCCCTCAGACTGACCTTGTTTCTTATCTTTCGGGGCAGCACCAACAATTTCAGGAATGTACCATTCTTCGGGTAATGTTACATATCGACCGCTTACTTCGTTTAGCGTTGCAGTACGGTGACGAACAAACTGACGAGCCACAAAGATTGGTAGTTTCATTTCTAACCAAACTTCAATTGACTCAAACGGAGTCATGTGTTTATTCTTTAGCAAGTAATGATTTAGTTTCATCTCTACTTCATAAGAACGTTCTAAATCCATACCATCAAAAGACATACGAGCACTATTCGCAGGGTCTGTATCGTTTGCATCAAAATTCGCAAGGGGTCGACGGGTTGGGCCAGCTAGGTTTCGTAATTGAACGAATCCATGGTCTAATACATGAATTTTAGGTGTCATGGTATTATAACCCCATTAGTTTAGAAAGATCACTAAAACTAAAGTTAGAAACAGGGGAACTAGAATTTTTTAACGATTGTCTAAATTCGCGTCCATCTCTATGTCGTCTGCCCGGGCCTTTTTTGGTGTAACTTGCTGCTTTCATACTTGAACGTTTTGTGATTTTACTTCTTGCCATCTTGCTCTCCTTTAGGTTGATTAGATTCATTTTGCATTTCTTGCCAACGCTGTAAAGTATCAATTGCTTCTTGAATATCTTTACTTACGTCCTTCCCTGCTCCTCTGCCCCCAGCAACAAGTAACTTCTTAACTGCGTGTTGAAAGCATGGGTCTGTAACGTTATATAACTGTAACACACGATAAACGTCAATTCTATCTAAACCATCAACTGATTTAAAATAATGTGAATGCTTGTTTTTAACGTCATGCACGTTTGAGTTTAGGAACTCATTTAGTTCCTTCCCTGAAACTCTCTGTTTTTCTTCCTCAGTAGGAGGAATGCCACCGTTCTTTTTTGAATTGTGGACAAATAGTACAATAATTAAAATACCCAAACACCAAACTATAACTAGCTCCATTTAATGAATACTCCTTGATTTATTTAGACTATTTACTTCTGTTGAAATTAAAATAGCATGGTTTCCGCTATCATGAATAATTAAATCTTCAAGAAGCTGAAGTTCACAGCAGGTTTGAACATGGAGTTCAATTTCATCCCCGTTAATGTTAATCATGTTTTGCAGTTTTAATATCAACTCGCTTGGTTTCATTTTTATTTACTCAGGTGAAATATTTTCTGTTTTTGGTGGAACTAACTCAATAGTTGGTTTAGCCCGTTTAAATGTAACAATACTAGATAGTTCTGTTTTAACTACATCCGATTGCTTATTATATTCGGTAAGGGATAGCTCGGGCTTATATTTAAAGATGCTGTCGACTGGTATGCCCAATCTGTCAATAAGCTCTTTTTTCATTGTTTGCAGTAATGGGGCATCTACTGTCACATTAAACTTAGCAACGGTTTTTAATAACCAGTTGTTAGGTAAATTAACGTTAAATGTGCCAACTGCATTTTGGTCAGCTACTACCTTAGGAAAAGCCATTTCATACACTTTATCCCGTAGCTCGCTTTCCTGCTTTGCTAGTGTTGCTGCTTGCGTTCTTACTTCAGCCCATTGTTTTAATAGTAATAAAAATTCAGGTGTATCCACCATTTCGTTTTTGTTTGGTTTAGCCATTTTAATTCTTCCTTGGTTGTGAAAGTATTAACATATTAACAAAGTATTTTAGGTATGTAAAGGACTATTATACTTTTACGATAGTCCTTGCTATTTAAAATTTTATTTGCTAAAGTACACACCTCACCCACCTTTAATGGACTTTATAAAATGGAAACACCTGTAGTTAAAGATATGCTAAACTGCGACAAGCCAAGCTCGCTTATTATTAAAACCAAAGAACTATTAACAAATGATGCTCGCTCTTTACTTGAAATCCATAGAGCGTCCGGCATTCCTTTTTATTGGTTACAGAAATTTAGTTCTAAGCATTTTGATAACCCATCAGTAAACCGAGTACAATATTTATACGAGTTTTTGACAAATTCACAACTAACCTTTTAATTTTAAAGGGAAATCATGTTAAGTAATATCCCTTTAGAGCTGAGGTTATTGCCTCAATGGGTTTGCGCTGGTGATGACAAAATACCAGTAAACCCAATTACAAAAGCGCAAGCTGATGTTACAAATCCATCAACATGGTCAACTTTTGAAAATGCTGTAGCTGCTGGGTATAAACACGTTGGATTCGTTTTGTCAAAAAACGACCCATATTGTATTATTGACTTAGACAACAAACCAGATAGACAGCTATCCCAAACCGAAATTGATATCCACAATAGAATTCTAGCAGCCTTCCCGAGCTACATTGAAAAAAGTGCAAACGGTTTAGGGTTTCACATTATTATTAAAGGACATTTGCCAAAAGGTAGAAGGAGGCAAAGCGTAGAGGCATATTCTAGCGAACGCTATATGATTTGTACTGGTAATGTTGCTCTAAATTTACCTATTACAGACTGTCAAGAAACGTTAGTCCAACTTGTTGCAGAAATGACAACAACTGCTGAACCAACTAAACTCGTCCAACACAATAGCGAAATACCAGATTCCATTATTGTTGAAAAAGCGTCTAATGCAAGCAATGGTGAAAAGTTTGATAAGCTATGCAATGGTGACTGGCAGAACGATTACCAATCCCAAAGCGAAGCGGACTTTGCACTGATGTCTATTATTTGCTTTTATACAAAAGATAATGAACAGTGCCGCCGAGTTTTCAGAACTACACAATTGGGAAAACGGGATAAAGCCCAGCGGGATTCTTACCTTGACTACGCACTATCTAAAATCAGGGGGAATGAACCTCCGCCAATTGATCTAACTGCGTTAATTGAAAACGCTGCTAGAATGGAAGAAGAGAATAGAGCAAAACTAGAACTGGTTGAGCCAATTGTAGAAGAAGAGGAATACCTCTTTATACCACTAGAAAATCAAGACTTGCAATATCAAATCCCGCCTGGAATTGTGGGTGAGCTAACTAAGTTCTTTTATGGAACAGCGGTTAGACCTGCTTATGAAATTGCGTTAGCTTCAGCATTGTCTATTATGGCTGGGATCACGGGTCGTGCATATAATATCAGCGGGACTGGTTTGAACCATTATATCATATTGTTAGCAAGGACTGGTTCAGGTAAGGAAGGAGCAGCGCAGGGTATTGAAAAACTAATTAACGCAACAAGACCGCAAATTCCATCCATTGACAGCTTTATTGGGCCTGCTGTATTTAGTTCAGGGCAAGCTTTAATTAAAATGCTAGGGGAGAAGCCTTGCTTTGTAAGCGTTCTAGGGGAGTTTGGTTTAACGTTACAACAAATATCCCATCCCCGTGCAACAAGCTCTGAAAAAACACTTAAAAAGGTATTGCTAGACCTTTTTAATAAATCTGGAAAAAAAGATGTTCTACGTGGTTCTGTTTATAGCGACACTGATAAAAATACAAAAGCGGTTCAATCCCCAGCGGTGACAATTTTTGGTGAAAGTACACCCGAGTCCTTTTTTGAAGGTTTAGACGTTTCAAATATTGCGGAAGGGTTAATCCCCCGTTTTACAATTGTTGAATATACTGGCAAAAGACCACCAATGAATGACAATCCAGTATCTGAACCAAGTATGGATTTAATCAAAGCATTCTCGAATATTGTAGCTCAATCTTTAACCTTACAAAATAAACTAGCAACTATTGATGTTAAGATCTCCCCTGAAGCGGAGCTTGTCTTAAAAGCGTACTGCAAATATGCAGATAAAGTGATGAATAGTGCGAACAATGAAGTAGAAATGCAATTGTGGAATCGCGCTCATTTAAAGGCATTGAAAACCGCGGCAGTTCTTGCAGTTGGTTTAAATTATATAGAACCAATAATAACACTAGAATGCGCTAATTGGGCAATGCGTTTTATAGACCAAGATATTAAATCAATATCCCACCGTTTTTCAATTGGGGATATTGGGGTTGGCGATTCTAAACAAAGAGCAGATATAAAGAAAATAATTGCAACATATAAACTTGACCAAAAAGCTACGTCTGCATACAAAGTGATTCCACAAATGCAACGTGATTATATTATTCCTCTTGGTTATTTATCTCGCCGCTGCCTTGCTTTAACTTCATTTAGGAACGACAGGCTTGGGGCAAACCGCGCACTGTCCGAAACGATTCGCAATATGGTTGAGCAAAGTATGCTTGTTGAAATACCAATTCCGCAAATAAAAGAAAAGTATGGTGTTGACTGGAAATGCTACGGAGTAGGAAGTATGTTCTACTAATTCCTTGTCTAGTTTATTGCGTGATATATAATTACTACATCAAACAACGCAACGGAGAATAAAAATGCAAGGCTTAACAGTATTGGAAGCAACAGGCAGAACTGAGTTAGAACTACTAACCAGTACGCAAGAAGAACGCACTAAAATAAAAGCAATTTTGCAAGATAAGAATTTTAATAATTCCGTCTTAATTGTGGATGCTGTGTTTAACCGTCAATTCGCAATCGTTCAAACTTTACTTGGTATTGAAGCAATGAATAGAAGTCACGGCTACATGACAACTGAAATGCAAGAGTTTAGACGTTTTCTTAAACAACAAATTGATAACGGAACTAACAATCATGGATAATGTTTTTAGTATTGTAACAAAAGAAGCCCTTGACCGCCTTAAAGAGCGTGAAAAACAAGCGTCAATGAGGGAAGCCCAAGAACGTAACGAAGCTAAATGGAAAGCTATTGAAGAACAGGAAAAACAAAATGTCAAATACTAATTTTACATACGAAACAGTAAATGATAATGATGAACCAATAAGCTGGGAAGTTTCATGCAATGTATCATATGAGCAAGACCCATACGGAACAGGTGATAGCCCGGGCGAGTGGTCTGTTGAAGATATTAAAGTAGTAACTGAATCTGGCGTATTATACGAAGGCGATATCTCAGATTATCATATAGAACAAATCATACAAAAAGCAATAATTGAAAATCACTAAGCCTTCATGCACTTTTGGAAATGAATAGCCTTCGTAGCTTTTTGATTTATTTCCAAACAAACAAGCCTTCATAGCTTTTTGAAATCAGTAAGCCTTCATGCACTTTTGATTTTTGTGCATTTTCCTACCGTGTTGAACAGTTGCCTATAAAAGAGGCACTTTACAAGTGTTTAAAATTTAGGCAGTTGTTTACTAATTGCCTAAAAAATAAGCAAACCCTACCAAACGTTCACAATCACATTTTAAAGCGTTTTTACCTGTTAGCCATATACTATGTTGACCAACATTAAAATATTGCGTTATACAGCGATTATGATTGCCTAATTTTTAAGCAGTTTAGCACAGGCTGCTTTATTAACAAAATGAACTTGTGAAGTTATTTAAAATAAATCATCATAAATGGCAAAATAGTGCTGGCATTATTTTATTAAGCGAGTA